GGTCATCCCATGCCGCCGCCATCTTTACGGCCTGCTCGCTCACAAGCTCTTCAGCCTGTGATTTCAGAAGCCGCTCGGAATCCTCGAGCTGAGCCTGAGTGACCTTGTGCGCCGTTCGAACGGCCAATTGCTCATCGGGATCGATGATGCTCGATACATCAGGGGTCCCTCTGGCTCTGGCCTGCAGTCTTTGCACTTCCTGCTCGAGATGGAGGAGGCGCCGCGGAATGATCTCCTTGGCCGCCTTGAATTCCCGCCATCGTTCGCGGTTGCGCTCCTGCCTCTTTTCCTTCCACGTTTTCTTCTCGCCTTCCTGCAACTGGTCGTCGTCACCAGGAGCGGTATCTTTGGCCAGCTCTTGTCCGGCGGGGTCCTTGCCCTGCGGCTCTTTTCCTGCGGGCTGAATGGTCTCAGCCTGCGGCGTCGTCACCTGCTGCTCAGTCTGCACCGTGACCTGCGATGCGGCGGAGTCCGTGCCCCCTTGCGGCGGGGCCGGGATGGTTATGTCAACCATGTATCACCTGGGGTTAATGGTCCTACTGATAAGGACCGTCTCGTCCTGCAGTCCCGGCAAGCGGGCGCGGCTCACGCAACTTCTTTACCTTCAACGCATTATCGATATGGACCCCGCGGGCCTTGGCGGCCTCGCGTTCGGCCTTGGCCTGTTCCTGGGCGGTTCGGGCTCCCGTGGCCTCGAGCTCGAGTGCCATTTGCTGCTCTACAGCGGCGCGCTCGGCTTCCTGCGCCGGGTCCGGCCCGGGCAGCGCCTCCGGGTTCTGCATCTGCAGCACGGCCGGCGGTAACAGCGCTTTCAAGCGTTCCGCAAGCTCCTCCGCGCCTTCGAAGTTGAGGTTTTTGACGATGATATCGCCCGCCACCGCGGCCACATCGGGAACGGCCTTGATCAGCTCCATGAGCCCGGCAACGGCCTCCTGACGCCGGGTGGCATAGTTCGGCCCCAACACCACGCGCACGGCCTTGAACTTGATATTGGTCAGGTCGTTCTGCGTTTCCTCGCCATAGAGCGAGGGGACCGGCTTGTTAATCTCGACCTCGCGCTCGGTGTCGTCGGCGCCGATGAGCCGCAGCACGCGATTGGTGTCGTAAACTTTCGGCATCATATCGAGCATGATGCGGCCGGCGTGCTCAATGCCGTGCTCGAGGTTATCGGAGAAATGATAGGTCGCTTGATTGCCTTGTTCGATCCGCTGCCCGATGGCGACGCCCGACGTCTCGTTGGACCGGGCCCCGAGTGCGGCATCATATATGCCGGTCGTCGCCTTCATGTCCTCGGCGAGCATTTGCGCCATGTTGATCAGCGCGGTCGGAAGCGGGGGCGGTGCCACGCGGTCGGGCTTACCGCCGGGGACCCGCTCGTCCGGATCATAGGGCAGATACGGCAAGGGCTTCTTGTTGGCATTATCCCAATGGGCCTTGTGGTGCTGTATCTGCTTCGGTGTGACGAGATAGGGCACCTTTGGCTGCTGCCCCAAGCTCTCGGCCGCAACACTCATAAAGTAGTTATGAAGCGCCTGCGGCTCGCGCTGAAAACGAATGAGCCCGTGGCGATAGACGCCCTCCTCGAGCGGAATCTCGGCGCCGATCACGGGAATCAGCGGAATCCACTTGCACGGGCAACGATAGGTCTGCTCGAGCACCTCGTTACCGGAAATCAGGTGCATCTCGACGTCATAGGTCACGCTTGGCCGGGTCGCGACAACGTAGCCGCTTTGCATGAGCTGACCGGCCTGCGCCTCGCCCATGTCGGTCAGCGAAACCGTCTCGCCTGTGACGAGGCGCGCCAGCGTCATTCGTCGCGCCGTGCGCTTCCAGAATTCCGCTACCCGCACATAATCCCCGTTACCCCAAGTCACGTTTGAAGCCGTCCCCGTGCCGCCGTTCGATGGCATGTCGAGGCCGGTGCACGAGGCCTTGGGATACTTGACCTTGAACGCCGACAGCGGAATGAGCTCGGAAACGAGCGCCCAATTCATATCGGACCGATCTGGCTCGAGGCTCGACGGGTCGGGATAGACCGATAGCGGGTTGAAAATCCGCCTGATCAGGATGTCCTGGTCGAAGCTCTCGGGGTCGGTGTAATCGGTCGTGATCCGAAACCAGCCGATACCACAAGCGACCATATGCTCGACGGCCTGCGCATAGACGTGCGCGGCCGACGAGTTGTATTGGATACGCCGCAGCAGGCCGTTGACGATTTCGGCCATATCGAGGTCCCTGTCGCCATCCGGCTCGGTCTTGAGCGTCGGCATGTTCTGGCGAATGGGATTGGATACCTGCCGGAGGAATTGCGCCGAGCGGTTGATCGTGATCATCGGCCGCCCGGACCGCTCTGCCCGCGCCGCGTCCGACCACTGAAACCCGGCGACAAAGCGCAAGTCCTCCATCGCCTCGCGTCTGTTGTCGCGGTCGTATTGATAGCTGATCTCCATGGCCTCGCGGCCTTCCTTGACGATATCGTCAGCCATCGCTGTCCTTTTTGGCCGGTCTGTCCGGTCGTCTGTCCGGTCTGGCCGGTCTGTCCTGTCCGGTTTTGGCCGCTTTCGCCGGTCTGTCCGGTCCGGTCTGTCCGGTTTGGCCGGTCCGGGCCGGCGGCGTATAGCCGAGAATCCGATAGAGATGTCCGAGCGGCGAGACCCGCACGTCACCCTCGGGACGGGCCTTGGCGCCGGACCGCACGGTGAGCACCGGCAGAATACCCTTGGGCGTCTCAACCGGGTCGGGGACGACTCTCATGGTCACCGTGTAAGCCTCGTCCCTGTCGATGTCGTACTGCGGGATTTTCACGATTCTGACGCCCTGGACCTCCTTGACTCGGGCGTTAGGATGCGCGGCGAGAATGTGAGTGAGACGAGATTCGGTAATCGATTTCATACGCCCATCCAGTCGGCGCCCGGCGCGGCGGCCGTCGGAATGTCGAGGCTGACCGGATTGGCCAAGCTCATGTCGAGCCCGAAGGTGAGCGCGGCGGCGTCCGCAAGGTCAGGGGAGAATCGGAGCCGCTCCTTGATGTGGTCCTTGTCCTCGAGGATAAGCTGGCCAGTCGAGCGAAACCGGGTCGCGCCCGGCCCGCGGATGATGGCGCATACATCGCCCTGAAAGGCGTCATCGTCCGGCACCTTGACGCCCGCGGGGTCCTCGAACCACTGGCGCATCAGGTCCCACATCTCCGCCCGGCGATTGGCGTAGTGCTCGGCATCATAGGCCTTATTGCCGAAGTTCACGCCCTCGACGCGGGTTCCAAGCAATTCCCGCAGCCGATCATAAAGTCCGGCACCGAGCCCGGTTGTGTCGACCAGCACCTTGGCGGGCTCAATCTCTTTCACGAGGTTTACGATGGTTCCGGCTAGTTCCATGAGGTCGCCGATGTCGAGGCGCTTCATGACGTGGCCGCCAAGCACGCGGCCCTGCCGGTCGATGATCCCGGTTTTGTCACCGCCGCCGCGCGCCGGATCGATACCGAGAATAATCGGCCCGTAGGGCGAAGCCGTCGCCTTGCGCGCCCGAAGCACTGCTTCCGGCGATATGAATGCTTCCGCGCCTGAGGTCTGGAACGCCTCGTCGGCATTGGCCGGATATTCCTGGCGAAATTTCCAATTGATCTCGTCCGGCGATCCGCCGGCCACCACAGATAAATCGCGGTTCTTGGTCCAAGCCCAAAAAATTTGATCCCTTTTGAGGCCGTAGGCTTCCTCGTAGTCGAGGAACGCTGCCGGAGGCTGCCAGCCCGGCTCCGGCGGAGTTGCATATTCCTCGTGCCAAAACCAGGGTATGAAAATGGCTTCGAATGCGCTGTCGCCCCGTTCGGCCGCCTTCCACAGCGCGTGGAACGCATTGCCGATGCCGTTGGCCGTGCTTTCCCGGATATCCTCGCTGCCCGCCGTGTCGGCAATCGCCTGAGCGATGCCGGCGCTATGGTCCTCGGCATTAGGCCAGAACGCCATTTCCGAGCCGTGGAAAAACTGGATCGTATCCGAGCGCCCCACGGCCTGACTGCCGGCCGTCGCGACCTTGTAGCCGCTGTCGAGCTTCGCGAACGACAATTCCTTGGCGTTGGCCGCCCCCGTTTCCGGCCGCACGAGCTCGGGCACGTTCTCATGAAACCGCTTGGCCATGTGGAACAGATTGGAACTGGCGTCGTCGAGATGGGCGAGAATGTACGTCCTATACCCGCGCGAGTGCGTCGTGCGCCAATAGGCCCGCCCGGCAATATAGGTCGAGATGCCGACCTGCCGCCCTTTGAGCACCAGGGCGCGGACCCGGCCCGTCCTCCGCCGCTGCGCTTCCAGCCGCTCATGCAGATAGCGCTGCGAGCGGTTGAGGCGGAGTGGCTGCACGTCCCCGGCCTTGGTCCTGATTTTGAGGCAAGCGCCCGCGTAGACGCTGAAGTCGTCGCGGAGCGTCTGGCGCAGCTGCAGTTCGCGGTCAGTGTATTGCAGCATCGGCGGCGACGGCCTCCACTTCGAGCTGCACGGCACTCTCGAGCGCTGTCAGGGCATCCTCATGCGAAATGCGGATATTTCCCTCGATGGAAATCGCAGCCAGATCGGGCAGGGTCTTGCGCAACAGTATCTCGATGGCCTTGATCTGTCCGGGTTGTAGGTTCACCTCGCCTTTGGCACATGCCATCAGGCGATTAATAAGCATACTTGTCTGAATCCGGTCCCTCACTTGCTGAGGCCAACCGCCGGTCTTGGTTCCGATCCTTTTACGCGCTGCCATGTGTTCTTGTCTGCTTAGGAGAGGCTGATGTCTGTCGTGATTTGAGACGCAAGGGTGAAGTCGGTCGTAAATGGGCGGTTGATGCTATAGCGGCGATCAAAGCTCGCAGCATTGCCGGTAAGGGTGTAGGTACCACGTGAGCAAGTTAGACTGTAGGCATAGATGCGCCGCGGACTGGCATCGATGCCCGTAAGAGTATAGCTGCCGGCGTCGCAGCGTATGAACAGTGTGTGCGGATTGGCGTCAATGCCGGTGAGGACATAGGCCCCAGCCGCACACGTGAGCGAGTAGGCAATAACGGCATCCGATGGTGCCGAGAATGGGAGCTCGGAGAATGACGCGTGGCCGTACATTCAAGCCCCCGTCAGGCGCCGGCACTGTCGAACATGCTGAACTGCACGGCGCGCGCAATCTCGCGCTCGAAGCGCGGCATGGCCGCTTCGGCCGCGACTGCCGCCGAAATGCGCCGGCAGGCGATGTCGAAATACTCCTCGCCTTGCTCGATGCCGATGAACCGGAAACCGTGGCGCACCGCCGCGATGCCGGTCGAGCCCGAGCCCGCGAAGGGGTCGAGCACCACACCGCCGGCCGGTGTAGTGAGGCGACACAGCCACGCCATGAGGTCGACGGGCTTCACCGTCGGATGGCTGTTATTCTCGGTGCCGCCATCCATGCCAAAGTCGCGTTCGTTGCGGTCTACCTTGGGGCAATAGAAGAACCGGATCGCATCACGCGCTGACGGCGGTAACGCTTCCAGAACGTCAAAGCTGCCATCGGTCAGCACATTGGCCGGCCAGCGGCCGTAGCGATCAGGCGTGACTTGGTTCTCGTGTTCAAATGTACCGATACGCGCCTTACGCCTCGTCCGGCTCGGAAGAAATTCGGCACCTACTTTGGTCGCGCCGATGTTGAGGCCGCCGGTGCCATGTGCGAGGCAATTGGCGGCAACCGCGCCCTTGAAGGGCTTGCGGGCCATCGCTATCGGCTCGTGCGCGGGTTTGAGAGCGGTGCCCCAGCCCTCCCAAGCGCGCGCGTCGTCACTGATCGCACAGTCGTTGTCGGACCGCTTGTCTATACACTTCGCGATGTCGCTGGACTTCGGGAAACCTTGGCCATAAATCCACATAAGCTGATCGCGAATCTCGAAGCCGGCATCCTCGATCGCACAGGCGATGCGATGGTAGGTGCGAGAGCCTCCGAAGGCCGTGAGATGCCCGCCGGGCCTCAAAAGCGCGAGAGCACGCGCCCAGGTGGTGGAATCGGAGGCCACGCCTCCGGCCATGTCCCACGCCAATCCCAAGAACCCCAATTCATAAGGCGGATCGGTCACAACCGAATGCACGCTGGCAGGCTCAAGCGCACCCATGATCTCGACGCAATCGCCAAGATAAAGCGTCGCGGCAATGCCGTCCGGGCCTTCGATCTCGTGAACCTTGCGCCATGCGCATCCGCCGCCGACTCGATTGGGCTCGCTCATGGGAAAACCTCTGTTGTCAGGCGCCGGCATATGACACGGCGAGCATCGCTGGCGCATACCAGCCAGAATCCGTCGATACGCTCACCGGGTAGGCCGCGTTCCCTGCCGTGATGGCTTGGCTCGCCGTCGAGACATAATAGCCGCCCTCGATATTGCCGCTCTGCCAGCCCTTGCTTAATCCGGTCCAGGTGTTGACGAACTGCCCGCCCGTCGCGGCGCCGATGACCGCCCCGCCTTCGACGACGTTGAGCGTGCCGGAAAGAGTGCGCGACGTTGCCGAGATATCGCTCGCCGTGCCGGCGACGCCGATGTTGGGCCCCACGATCTGCGCCGTCTGGATGGCACAACGCAGCATCGCGGCGTTGAAGGTGACGATGACGGTTGCCGAGACGCCAGTAGGAACGGACGCACG